ACACCGCATCGCGCATGGCCTTCACACAGTCAGCCACCAAATCCGGATGCCCCATCAGGCAGGCGCCGATCATGTTGTTTTGCACTCGGTCACTGGGGCAGCCGACGTTGAGGTTGACCTCGTCGTAACCGTGCTCCTGGGCCATGCGTGCGCAGGCGGCCAGATCGGCCGGGACGCTGCCGCCCAGTTGGAGGGCCAGGGGGTGTTCGGATTGGTGGTGACGCAGGAAGCGTTCGTGGTCACCGTTGAGTAGCGCGCCGGTGGTGACCATTTCGGTGTAGAGCAGGGCGTGTTTGGAGAGGATGCGGAGGAAGAAGCGACAGTGGGCGTCGGTCCAGTCCATCATGGGTGCAACACTAAAGCGCCGAGACAGCGTAGGCCGTGAATTTACTGGGCTAAGGCTCTGTTTATCTAGCATTTTACTCAACGTGTTCTAAGCGTGATTTCGGGCGTTTTCAGGCTTTTTTTAGGGCTCGGTGGTACGATGTACCACTTCAAAACTGACGCGTACCACTTTTGATATGGCGACTATCAGGGCAAGAAAACTGGCGGATGGGTCTGTTAGCTACACGGCTCAGATCCGCATCAAGCGCGACGGAGTGCAAGTCTATCAAGAGAGCCAAACCTTCGCCCGAAAACAGGCGGCGCAGGCCTGGGCACGCAAGCGCGAATCCGAATTGGATGAACCTGGTGCGATTGAGCGGGCGAGCCGCAAAGGCGTCACGCTCAAGGACATGATTGACCAGTACCTGATCGAGGTTGAGAAGGCCCGGCCGCTGGGCAAGACCAAGCGTGCAACCCTTTCGGCCATAGGCGAAACGTACATGGGCAAGCTGGCCGATACAGAGGTCAACACCCAATGCCTGGTCGATTACGCGTTATGGCGGATGAGCCCCGAGGGGGGAGGCGTCCAGGCGCAGACCGCCGGCAACGACCTGGCCCACCTCGGCGCCGTGCTTTCCATCGGCAAGGACGCGTGGGGTTATCAGCTAGACCCTCTGGCGATGGGGGGCGCACGGCGCGTACTGCGCAAGCTCGGCTACAACTTGAAAAGCCGCGAGCGTGACCGGCGCCCTACGTTGGACGAGCTGGGGGCGCTCATGAAGCATTACCAGGACATGCAGGCCAGGCGTCGAAGCATCATCAACATGATGAAAGTGGTGGGCTTCGCCCTGTTCTCGACGCGCCGTCTCGACGAAATCACCCGGATTCGCTGGGACGACCTCGACGAGCCCGGCCAGCGGGTACTGGTACGCGACATGAAGAACCCAGGCCAGAAGATCGGCAACGACGTGTGGTGCTACCTCCCTGACGAGGCCTGGAAAATCCTCCAGACCATGCCCAGAGCCGGTGAAGACATTTTTCCTTACAGCCCTGAATCAATTTCCTCGTCCTGGGCGAAGGCCTGCAAGCTCTTGAATATCCAGAACCTGCACTTCCATGACCTTCGGCACGAAGGCGTAAGCCGTCTGTTCGAAATGGACTGGGATATCCCCCGAGTGGCGAGCGTTTCAGGACACAGGGACTGGAATTCGCTGAGGCGCTACACCCACCTACGTGGCAAGGGGGATCGCTATGTGGGTTGGGAATGGTACGAAGAGATATTGAGGGCGCCCGTCCAACTGGGCGCCGCATCAATGAAGTGGCTTAAAAGGCGTGTTTTAACCCGTTGAGCTGGCTGTTCTCTTTAACCGCGGCTGCGCGCTGTAGATCGAGATACGCAGCCAGGTCGGTTAAGTGGATCCCCCTGGCCGACTTCTGGCTACGTTCCAGGCGGGTGATGGGTATCTTGATCTGACCGCTCATCACCTTGCGCTGGAACATGTCAGGTGTCAGGTGCGTGAAGTAGTCCCGGCAAACCTGCTCCAGCGAGATAATCGCTTGGCCGTCGTACTGGGCCATCAGGATAAAGGCTGTGTTCATGATGTCCCTCACATCCGAAACGAGTGATGAATGAGCGTCGGCCGGGCGGTACGTCCTGCAGGTTGCGCCTCGTTCGCCTGAATCTCGCAAATGAACCTGTGCCTATTCCGATTCGTTGCGCTCAGCGCGTTGGTGAGCCGTGGCAACGCGCCGATACATTGTTCATAGGCATCCGGCCCATGCCAGCTCTGGGCAGGCAAAACCTGGCAGTCAGTACGAGTTGCGTCGCTGCATAAGTACAAAAGCAAGAGGACCGTCATACGTTCCCCTTCCGCCCAAGGCGGGGGCGGACAGGTGTTGGTTTTATCGCTGAAGCCATAGCGACGACCCGCATATCTCTCTCGCTCAGCTCCATCTCCTTACTGCCTGATGGGGTTGCGGGAAATAATCGGTTGGCCTGTACAAATGCGGAGAAGGCCTCGTCGAAGTGCGCGGCCAGCGCGTTTCGCAATGCGTCGTAGTGAAGCTCGAACTCAATTGCCTCAGCCGGTGTAACTTCCACGCCGACCTTCTTTGGTCGGCCCCGGCTGGTGTACAGGCCAGGTGTACATGTGTCGCACACCTTGGACATGATCTGCACCGCGAGCCTACGGTCGTACACGTTCAAAATCGGAAACCAACGGATTTCTCGGCACTCGTCGTTTAAGTCGTCGATGGTTAAACCGTGACGCGCTAACAAGTTATTCAGCATGCGTTGCGCATTATCCTTCTCGCCGCCTTCGCCACGCTCTGCGAGGGCCATTAACTTGCGTAGCTTGGCCTGGACCTTCGCATCGCCTCCACGGGGCATGTTTGCTTGCATGGTGCTTCTCCTCGTAAGCGGTGGGGGAGTTGCCGCTCCCCCGTTCCGCCTTTTTTGATAGTCAGCGTGCGTATCGACGCGTTTTGTTTTGTCTGATCGCTTCCCGCTCGGCCATAAGAGCGGCCCACTCCAGCGATTTGCGCTGCTGCCGAATACGGCTACAGGCCTGGTGCTTGCGGGTGGAGCGCGCTTTGCCACAGATATCGCAGCGGCTGGGCAGGTCGAGGCGTTGACTTGCCATGGCTGGCCGTGTCCTTGCTGGGCTGACAGACATAATTACTGCCCTCCCATGAGCATGAGCGTCAGGCCGTTGGGCTGGCCGTCCGGTGTCAACTTGCTCAGCGGCTGGGTGGTGGTGTGTCCATTGGCGCTACGCAATGTGGCTACGTCGCCGTTGATTTCTTCAATCACAGCTTTGCGAGCACTGAAGCGATAGCTGCGACCGCCGCCACTGATTGCCACGTAGCTGACCGTGTCGCCGATAGCCAACGGGGTTGTGGTAGCCTCTGCGGCGCTACCTTGGGTTTGATTCACTTGCATGGTGCTTCTCCTTTGGTGGTAGGTGTCGGGGAGTTGCCGCTCCCCGGCACCGTCTTTTCAGGCCGTTCTGGCCTGGTCTTGCTTAATGATCGCTATGACTTCGTCCCGGTCCTTCGCATACGCGAAAGGCAGTTCGCCGCCTGGGCGAGTGATCGGGTAGCGCGCTTCAGGCAACCGGCACTCGGCCACCGTGTAGCCGCTGTCGGTAATCCAGCAGTTCTGCTGCACTTGTCCGTCTCGGTTGCGTTTCGCTGCCCACTTCATGCCCAGGCCCTGCGCAGGTCCTGCCAGATCGCATCGCCGTCGGGGAAGTAGGTGTGAACCTCTTGCTCGGGGCTGTTATCCAGCCGCAGGACGGCAATGCAGTCGTCGAATAGGCCAGCGTCGAGACTGCGCAGCTCGGTCAGGTCAAACGGATGTGCCGGGCCGTTGTACAAACCGAGCAGAAAGCGCCCGATGACCCCGCTTTGCCCGGTGTCGCGTTGCGCGACCGGCAGCAGGCGAACCAGCGCCTCGACGCCGGCTTTGCGGATGGCCGGACGCTCGGCCTGGTACTGGAACAACTCGTCATAGGCATCTTTGAGCGTTTCGTTGTGCATGGTGCTTCTCCTTGAGTGGCAGGCGTTGCCGCGCCTGGTGTGTGTTGCTGTCGATTGGTCAGGCCTGGAAGTGCCAGCACTTCACGATGGGCTGCTTGGTGATGACCGCGTTGCTGTGCTTGGCCTGGTAAGCCCGCACCGCACTATCCGTTGCCTTGTTGATGTCGATCAGCTTTCGAGAGCGGGAGTCCTTCAGCCGCTCGCGCAGCTCGCTGACATCGGCAATTTTCTGGCGATGCTCGGCGGCGCACTTCACAAAGTCGTTGAGGTTGATGGCGATGATGTTGTCTTTCTTGCTGTGGTTGACCACGGGTCCATCAGCGTCGAGGCCTTCCAGGTACTCATACACCTCCCAAAATTCGGCCACGACCGGATGATCGGAACTGATGGAGGCCTGGCGCTCTATCGCCATGCGAATAATCTGGGTGCGGGTGTTGCTGATCTGCGCATCGGTGAGCGAAACCACCATCCGCAGGCAGTCGAGCAACGCGAGCAATTGGGCGTGGTTCTTGTTGATCCGCTCGACACGGATATAGCCGCGCAGCTTGTTGCCGCAATGTACGCAGTCGCTTTGTTCGTCTTTGAAAGGAGTGTCGCAAGCGAAGCAGTGCGAGTGCAGGCAGCGCAGTTTCGCTTCGTAGCCGGGCAGGCACTGTGCAAACAGATCCATGACCTCGGCTTCTTTGCGCACGGCCTGCAACACGAAGTTACTCAGCGTTGCGCCTTCCAAGGCGTTGAGTGAGTCCGCAGCTGCGCGGCTCTCTGGGGTCACGTTCGGCCGCACAAAGTGCAGTTTGACGATGCGGGTCATGATCGCTTCAGAGGCCACCACCGGCGCGTTCTGGCTGATGGCAATGGTTCCCCGGAATGGCGGCTCGTACGTTTCGTTGCCGGCGGTTTTAACCCCTTTAGTCGCCAGCGTGCCGCCGCCGTAATAATCCTTCAGCTCATCCCATTCGAAAGTTTTGGCGTGTGCCTTGTCCTCACCACTACGGTCGGATTCCAGCAACACGATAGGCATGCCAGACACCTGGCCCATCAAGCGGCTGCGGCCGGCCTTGGTGGATTTGGACGGGTCGAAGCCCTCATACCCATCACGGCCGAGTAGCTTCCATAACAACGTCAGCAAGGTTGTCTTGCCGGCACCGGCTTCACCGGTGGCCTCAAGGAAGGGGAACGACTGGTAGCGATGACGAATTTGCTCGGCGAACAGCGAGCCGAACCAAAACGTCAGAGCGACGATGCCCTGGGTACCGAAGCATTGCCAGAGCAGATCCAGCCAGCGCGGGTCATAGTTCTTCGCGTCCTTGGTGAGTTGGATTTTGACTCCTTTCTGCAAGCTCTTGAGTTTCAGCTTGCCCATTTCGAAAAACTCTTCTTCGTTGATGGTGATCAGTTGCCCTTCGCGAACGGCCACGTCGTTAAATACATAGCACCCGTACTCCCGGCTGTAGCCGACGTAGTCGATGGTCTGGACGGTTTTAATACCAAACAGTTGGTCTTTCATGATCTTGTCCAACTGCTGTCCACTGCCGGTAAATACCGCCCCGGCGCCCATGCCAAGAAGCCTTTTCTTGAACTCACTGGCAGCAGCGACCTGGCCGCCCGTGAAGGTGTTTTTCACAGAGCCACCGTCGTGCGGGAAATCGACGCGGAAGAAATACCAGGACTCGTCGGTTATCTCGTTGCGCTGGAAATACAGTGCCTTGGGGTAGCAATTCGCGATCTCGACCACGCAGCCAGACATGCGCAGTGCCTTTTCGCGAATGGCCTTTTCGTTGAGTAGTTGGTCTTCTTTTTTGTCGCTGTCATCGAGCGCCTGTTTGGCGCTGTTGAACTTGGAAATATCCAACTTCCACCAGTACAAGCGGGAGTCGAAACAGAAGTGAAACTCCTCCCGTTCCCGCCACTGGTACATGAGCAATGCTTTATCGGTGGCACTCTCGGCGATCAGCAGCGCGCCCTGGTGCTTGGCTTCTTTGAGGTCTTTGTCGATCCGCTGGGCACGTGCCTCGTCACCGTCCAGAAACGCCCAGCGTTGATGCAGATCGTTCCAATCGACCTTGCGAGCATCTGGTTGCGGGATCTGCGCGGCCTCGCAAACGAAGCCCAGCTCGCGAGCCTGCTTGACCCACGACTTGGTGTACTTTTGCGCGCCAGGCTCGTTATCCAGGGCCCAGACCAACTTCGGCGGCTTCCCGCTACGGTCCGCTACCAAGGCCTTTAACGATTCTTCGGGAAAAGCGTTGGAGGACAACGCAGCGACTGCGGAAATGCCGTTATGGATGAGCGCTATGGCGTCGAAAATGCCCTCGACGATCCACAGTTCATCAACCTGGAGAACATCGACACAAGGTGGACACCACCAGTAGCCCTTGTAGCTTTGCTTAGGTTGGAAGCGAGCCTTCTTCTTACCGAAGCGTGAGGGCTGGTCGATCAAGCGCTCCCAGTACCCGCCGTGCTCCAGGGGGAATCGCACCGTGGCCGAGCCAATATTCAGGTCGCGGTCAAAGTAACTTTCCTGGGTGTACCAGCCCTCAATCAGCTCCAGCCGAAAGCCGCGAGCAAAGGTGAGGTATGCCTTTGCGGTAGCTGTTGGCTCATCGTTGGTGGCTGGCGCTCGCTTGCTCCAGTCGTCAAAAAGGTCGGGGTAAAGCTCCTTGACTGGGGCCTGGTATCGGCACTTGTCCTCACGGCCGCAGCGAATAAACCAGGGTTCATCATGGCGAGAAAACAAGCGCTTCTGGTTGCACTGAGGGCAAGTGCCCTTGCGCATGTAATTCGTACCGACCATGTGTTGCAGGCCGTAATCGGACTCAAGGCGCTGAAGCACATCAGCGCGCAGCTTGTGTTCCATGGGCTTACGTACATAAGTTTTTGAGCCATGGGAAATGTCGAGTCGCTTATTCATCGGGTCTTACTTCACTTCGCCGAGACTGTATTTAAGGGCGCCAATCAGGCGTTTTTGCGCGGCCATCACCGGGAAGGCCGCGAGCAACGAGCCATGCCGCAACCCCTCGGGGATCATGCGAAAGCGGTCGTCGTACCAATGCTCGTTGAACTGCTGTGCGTACTGGCTCCGTAGCGCCTGGAGCAGCGCTTCAGCCTCTTCGCGTGGCAGTTTTGCGGTGATGGCGACGTCGATTTGCATGGTCCACCTCGGATTTCGGGCAAAGCTCACCCAAACCCACGGTAAGCGGGGCAGGGCAGGTTGTTTAAACGGGGATTACTGAGGGGGTTGCTTCAGCGCGTCATCGCGCTGGGCGAGCAGGGTTTGCGGCAGCAGCCTTGCCGGAACCGGATACCGAAGGTCGGCCCGAGTATCGATCAGGTGGACGACAGTGCTGCCTGGGCTGTTGCCCCAGTCCACGCCGATCCACTTGCGCTGGTTGATGACTTGCAATTCAGTCCAGGCGTTGTGCACCAGCTTCTGCGCCATGAACACCGGCACTTCCAGCGCGGTGGTCATGTGCCGAACGCAGTTTTCGTACAACAGATCTGATTCCACCAGGTGCTGCGCTTCGTGCCGTTGCAGGTAGGCAAACGCCGCCCGTTGCATGCTGCTGCGATAGTCGTGGTCAAGCTCTTCATGGTTCATTGCGCACACTCCATTTCCATTTGGTCGAGCAGGTCGGGTTGATCGTTGGCGGACTTCATCGCGGCACGGCGCAGGGCAATGTCAGCGATGGGTAGCTTGACGGAGGGGTTCGCCATGCCGCTGGGGCTCATTTCATGAGTCATTTCGAACTCAGCCCGCACCGACCAGCCGCAGGCCTCGTTGGTGCATTGCAGGTAGGCCACCCGCAGGAAGATGTGCGTGCCTTCGCTGGTGCGGATACGCATGCGGCCGAGGCAGTGAGGGCAGACAAGTTTGTAGGTGCTCACCCAGCGAACCCCCGGCCGTGTAGTTGAATGGTCGCTAGCACTTCGGCGTAGCGGGCTGACATGTACTTCATCAGGGCGGAAACAATGACTTCGGCCTCACCCTGCTCAATGACACCGTCGTCCAGAGCCTGGGCAATGATCTGGTCAACCAACCCACGCTTGGCGGCAGCTCTTACGGAGCGGTTGTACAGCTCGACGTTATCCAGCGTTCCAGGCACCGCGACGGGCACAAACATGCCGCCATACATGCCGGTGATGTAATCCGCGAGATATGACGTACCCGCAACTTGCTCGAGGCGATGGATATGTTCGTCGCTCAGCGGCCGGCTGCCAGCGTTCTCATAGGCCTGGTTATCAAACTTCTTGATCGGCATCCCAAGGTCAGCCGCGGCGTAGTGCCGGCCCCCCGGGTAAGCGGCAATGACGGCGCTGACTACGTCTTTGCGGTTGGCTAGAACTGAGCGTTTCATCTTCTGGTTTCCTACCTGAGCCAACGGGCCTAATTTGTGACGACGCCGTCTTTGATACCGAGCAACACCGCAGCGCGGTGGGACTCGCCCCGCAGACATTTCTTCTGTCCGTTCAACACGGCGTACACCGTGGACGGGGTCAAGTTGTGCTGATCGGCCCAGTCTTTTGCAGAGAGGCCTTGATGCGCGAGTCGCTCACGTGCCTTTCGGCAAGCTTGCTCCGTGGGGTATGCGTTCGGCATAGTCTCGTTTCGTGTGATTTCGTGTGATGACAGGCGAAGTATTTCCCATGAATGTGGGAATGTCAACTCGTCGTGGAGACGTTTGTGGGAATTGGTGATCGCCTAAAAGAAGAGCGCGAGCGCTTGGGCTTCAATCAGACCGAGTTCGCGGCGAAGGCTGGCGCCTCGAAAAACAGTCAGTACAACTATGAGAAGGGCGAGCGCAGCCCGGATGCCAGTTACCTGGCAGCCGTTGCTGAACAAGGGGTGGATGTCCTCTATGTGGTGACCGGCCAGCGCTCATCTATGGGCGAAAGCCAGCTGTCCAACGATGACTTGGAAATCGTGATGCACGTGCGCGGTCTGGACGATGAGGATAAGGGCGCGGTGATGCGCCTTCTCAGGGCTTTTACATTGAAAAAATAAGGAGTTGGGTCATGAAAAGGATGACGTTATCGGTAGCAGTGCTGGCAATGCTCGCTTCGGGTGTGTGCGGTGCCAAGGAAAAGACCCAGAAGGTTTCGAGCAAAGACTATGGAAACGCTTGGCCGTTTACGGTCGATAGCGTTGACCTGTTGTGCTTCGGACCGTCGCCTAAGGCGTTGGCCAGGACGTCGGATGGGACCGTCTACGCATTGAGCGGGAGTGCACGGAGTCAGGCAAAAGATCGCGGTTGGTCGGACGGTCAGGACATCACCAAACCCAATCCTACGATGCCGTCCATCAAGATGGACTACAGCGATATCGTGCAACGTGCTCAGGCGCTCTGCGGCGGGGCGTAATTTGCAATAAAATTTTTTCCGATGGGCTGGTGACACACCGAAACATGCTGAGAATGACGCACTCCCCGGACGCTTTGGTTGGTGCCGATGTTGGCACCGGGCGCCCGACGTGTTGAATGGAGTGACACATGTCAGTGATGAAAGAGATAGAAACCAACCAATCGAAAGCAATCGAATTGGGTGAGCTGAATGAGCGGGAAAGGACAGTCGTGCAGCTTTTCAGATTACTTGATGAAGTGAGCCAGAAAGACATAATTCGATTTTTAAATGTACTGTTGTCAATGAAGTGAAAATTCCCGGCCTTGCGCCGGGATTTTGCATTCTAGTAGTGTTCGATTTTCTCTGTCGACCAGGAGTTGAAATGAAAAGAGGTATAGTTACTAGTCCCAATATCATAAAGCCCATTCCTGACGGTTTCGTAATGGAGCGCTCTCTTGGTTTAGAGGAATTAAATTTTTACGCGTTATATTGGGACAAGGTTGTAATCCCCACGAATAGTTTTATGCATAATATGATACATAATGAGGAGGCGTTGATTGATTGCGGTCTTGTTGAACGTCCTTGCGTAAAATTTTATGGCACGTTCAACTCTAGAGATATGCCTGAATTTTTATCAAGATCTCAAGTTGCAATCACTCAGGATCTCATGAGATCCGACAAAGAAATGGATTGGGTGTTACATCAAGTGGGTGATCAGTTAATTCTTCCAGGCGTGGACGTGGATAGAAAAAGATCATTGCGATTTGAATTGATGAATGCATTACCTGTACCTAGGGGGGACGTATTGGTTGCCGATCTGCTTGAATTCAAAGAGCGGCGAGCTGATGAGTTGCATGTTCTACACGATAATCTCGATAACTTGTACCTAGATATCTTAAAGTCTCCTGATCAAGAACTCACAACTAAGAAAACTCTGGCTGACTTGAAAAAGGCTATAGAAAATTTAGATGCGGTGTCGATGGAGAAGTGGAAGGTAACATCTAAGTTCGATTTATCGGTTGATTTTAACTTGGATGGCGCTACTATCGCGAAGCTAGCTGCGGGTGCCGTATTTGATTTTTATACGAATATGTTTGTAGCTCCTGTCGGTACGATTTCGGCTGCTGCTGTAAGCTTGCTTAAAATCAAGGCTGGGCGTGCTATCTCCATTCAGGCGTCTGAAAAAGAAAATAAGCTTTCGTATCTTTCGAAAGCTCGCTTGGAAAAAATTATTGTTTAAAGCGGCGCTATTTTTGAAGGCGATTACCTGAGTTTGTAAAAGGCTTGGGTAATCGCTGCCATTATCCTTTACCGTTTTTCATTTTTAGCCACTCTCGTTCCACTGCTCGCTTGGCGGTTCGCTCGCTTGCATACAACCATCGTAACCGCCTCGGCTTGCTCTGATCCCCCGCCGTCACTGTCTTTTCCTTCCCCGTTTTCTTGTCGCGGTAGTACGCGATGATCCCTGTGTAATTCCCCTTGTTCTCCTCCGCCAGCCCCTCAACCGTATCCTCGGGCAGCTTGCTTTCCAGCTCCAGGCTGACGGTGTATCCATTGTCCGGGCTGAGGGTGTGCTGCACATTGCCGCCATACCAGATGATCTCGTCGATCTCGTGCTTCACGCCTTGGAGCGTGTAGGTCAGTTCGGGAATCAGGTCAGGTCTGCCCCGGGCGAGGGTGTAGCTGAGCGTCGCGCTACCGCGTTGCAACCGGTTGAACTCTGCCCGGGCAGCGCGCAGGGCGGACTGGCGGTCGCTGAAGGTGTGGCGTAGGTCTTTGAGGTTTTCACCACCACCGGCGATGGCCTCCTGTTTCTTCGCACTGTTCACGTCGTAGAAATAGGCGCGCACACCGTCGTAGCTGTCGCGGTCGGCTTGCAGGTATCGGTGTTGGTCGCCGTCGGCGCGGGTGAGGGTGATATGCGGCAGCTCGGCGCCGGTGGCCGTCTTGCCGCCGCCCGCCGGCAGGCATATCAGGCAGCCGGCCTTGACGGTGACCACCGCGTCGAACTCTTCCCCCACGCGGCTGATCAGGTTGGCGTCGGATTCGTTGGCCTGGTCCAACTGAAGGATGGGCAATCCGTCCAGGGCGCCGGCGATGGTGGCGGTGAGGCCGTTGCCCAAGGCGATATCGCCCAGAACATCGCCGAGGGTGGTGTTGCTCCAGCTGCGCTCGCGCTTGGTCTTCAGGCCTTTGCGAAGGTCCGCCGAGCGAGCGCGGATACTCAATACATCCGGCGCGCCGCTGTGTTCGGTTTCATCGACCGTGTAGGTGCCTTTGTCCACCAGGCCTGTATCGCTCCAACCCAGCCACAGTCGGATGGTCGCGCCTTTGGGCGGGATCGCTAGCAGCCCGTCGTGGTCGCTGAGGGTGATGCTGAGCTGGTCGGCCTCGATACCGCGATTGTCGGTTAGCTCCAGGCTCATCAGCCGGGGGCTGATCAACTGGGCGATGTCATTGCCATCGACGGTGATACGAAACGCCGGCACCGGGTAGGCCGCATCGCGGCGGTAGCGCTCGACCAGGTCTTCGACGTAGCCGGTAACCTTGGACAGGGCTGCATCAATCACAGCAGCGCCCTCAAGATGTTGACGCCTGCGCTGGTACCGGCGCCGAGCAGATCGATCCGGTCGTCATCGATGCGCTTGAGGTTGACCGTGAATTCAATACGCCGAGGCGTGCCGTCACGGAAGAACAGGGTTTTGGTTTCGCTCAGTCCATCGATAATCCACAGGCCGTAGATCCGGCCGCTGCCTTCGACCATCGGCCAGGCCTTGCCGGTGTTCGCCATCAGGCGCAGGGCGTCGAGGCTAAGGGCACTGCCGGCCAGCTCCGGCAGGATGACGCCGGGCAGGGTGATGGTGTCGTCGCCGCGCCCGACAAACTGCCGAGCCGGAGCGGCACCGACACGGCTGTTGCTCGCATGTCGCCACTCGGTTTGGCGTTGCAGCTCCTGGTAAGCGGCGGTGGACAGGCTGAACACGAACATACCCAAGGCAAGCATCATGGTGGGTTACTCCAGATCTGACAGTTTGCTGCGTTGGCGGGCGGCTTTTTCGCTGGCGATGCGCGCCAGCTCGGCCCGCACGGCGCGGCTGATCGCCTGGGCGTCCATGCCTGGCGTGGTGTGGATGTTGATTTCGTAGGTGTCGTGGCTGTCATGGACCGGCGCCGGGGCAGGGCTGATGGGGGCGCGGTTATCGATCGACAGCGAGGAGGCAGCGACAGCCCCGACCGGGAATTGCGGCAACGGCATGGCGGCGAGAGGCATAGCGGTTGCGCCGAGGGCCAGTGTGCCGGCTGCCGTGAGCTGTTTGCTCAGACTGGTCATGGCGCTCAGCGGCCCGTTTTGGCTGCCCTCAAGCCCCTGGGCTAGGCCGGCCATGGTGAAGCCGCCCAGCTCCGCAAAAACTCGCGAGGGGCTGTGGATGTCGAGCTTTTCCTTGAACCAACCAATTACCGCATCGCCTGCGCCGGTGATGGCCTCCTTGGCTACGGCCAGGCTGTTGGTGATGCCATTTGCCAGGCCTTGAATCATCTGCGTACCCAGTTCAGCGAACTGTGCAGGTAGGCCTAACAGAAGGCTGAGCATATTGCCGATGACAGCGCCGAAACGTTCGCCCATTGACTGAGCGGCGCCGCCGACGTCCTCGACGGGTGCAAGTAGCTGGCCGAACCAGGTAATCAAGCTGCTGACGCCATCTGATATCAGACTGAACAGCGGGCGTGCGATGCTGCCCAGAAGCTCCATGGCCGCGCCGACACCTGGCAGCGTCATGACGGCCTGGCCCAGGTTCAGCAGTGATTGGCCGAGCCCGGCGAAACTATCGAGTACCGGTTGCAAGGCCCCGACCAGGCCTTGCCAGAAACCGAGGAAGAAGCCCTTGATCGGGTTCCAATACTTGTAGACCAGCACACCAGCTGCAACCAGGGCCGCGATGGCCGCCAGCAGCCAGCCGATGGGCGTCGCCATGATGGCGGTACCGACCGCACTGATCGCGCCGCCGAGCATCGGCAGCACGCTGGCGGCAGCCAGGCGGGCGCTGCTAACGAAAGCGGGTAACGCACTGAGCAAGCCACCCGCCGAGCGAGTCGCTACCAGGGACCGCCAGACTTTTCCAAGCCTGCCGATATTGGCGCTGGCGCCTGCTGCTGCGGTGCGCGTCCCTATCAGCTGGGTTTTAACAATGCCCAGGCGGATACCAAACATGCCCATGCCGTACCGCAACATCGCGAAAGGGCCGAGTAGGCTCGCCATCGTCAATGCCAGGCCACCAAACACGAAGGCCAGGCCGGCCACAGCCGCTACCACCTTGACCAGGCCGCCGGCCAATCGTGGGTTCTCCCGAGCCCAGGCGCCGATGCTGTTGGCAACCTCCCCGAGTGTGCCGATGATCTGTTTCAGTTCAGGCGCAACAGCGGCGCCAAACTCGGCAAGGGCGTTGGTGAAGCTGCCCTCTGCGGCTTCCATGACGTTGGTGAGGGTGGCGAGTTGTTCGTTGACGCGCTTGCGCAAATCGGCTTGGTTTTGAAGCTTCTGTTGCACCTCCCGATAGCCCGCGATCCCCTTGTTCATCATGGTATTCAAGGTGGTCATGGTTTCGGAGTCGTCGCCGAACAGATCCTTGATGGTGGTGGTGCGGTCTTCGTCGTTCAGCGTCTTGAGTTTTTCGACCTGGGCGAACAGGTTTTCCAGGCCGGCGAAGTTGCCTTTGTCGTCGGTGAACTTGAAGCGGATATTTTTGCCTTCCAGCTCCATGATTTTGTTGACGTCCTTGACCCCATCCTTATCCAGGCCAGCCTGGAATATTTTCCGGTAAGCGTTACCGGCCGCGCCGCCTTCCATGCCCGCCTGGTCCATCATGATCAGCAGCGGGGCCAGCTCGGCAGCAGCGTCGATGCCCGATTTCTTAATGGTGTCCATGACCGGTGCGATCTTGCTGAAACCCTGGAGCATGTTGGTCGGGTCTACACCGGAGTAGAACCCACGCTGAATGATGTCCATCAGCGCCATCATGTCTTTTTCGGATGTGCGGGTGGCGTCCTGCATCTTCGCGGCAAATTCAGCCGCGGCGGTTACCGGCATCTGCAACTGAACACCCAAATATGCAGCCGCTTCGCCGGTGCCGCCGAGGATGCTCTTTGCGCTGAGGCCTTGGCGCCGCAGCATGGTCATCATTTCTTGAAAGTCGGCCGTGGTACCAGGTAGGCGGTCGCCCAGCTTGGTCGCCAGGTCGGTGATTTTCTGGAAGTCTTCAGACACCTTGCCGGTGTCGTCCATCATCGAAACCTTGAGTTGCGTGGCCGAGTCTTCGTTCGGTGCAAAGGCACCGATGGCCTTGGCCACCGGCCGACTCGCGGCATATCCCACACCCAGGCCGGCGGCGCCGTTCATAGCCATGTTGCCGGCGAGGTTCTGGGTTTTCTCCAGCTTGGCCCGCTCGATGGCAAGGCGCTTTTGCTGCGCATTCAAGGCGACCAGGCGTTTGCCCTGTTCGCTGATGCTGGCGTTGGTGGCGCTGATTTGCTCGCGCAGTTGGCGTTCGTGGCTGCTCAGGTTCTTGGTGCTGATACCTGCGCCTTGCAGTTTGCTGCGAAGGGCCTGGAGCTGTTCGCCCTGTTGTTGATGTTGTTCCTTGAGCTTCTGCGCTTCGCGAACGGCAGCGCGGAAGTCCTTGGTCATCGCCTTGGTTGGCGCACCGGTGGCAGCGAACTGCTGAGACAGCGCCCGTACTTTATCGCGGGCAGCGATGAGGGCTTGCTCGGTTTGTTCGGCGGCAGCGCGCTGGGTGCGCCAGGCGCTGACGTCTTTCTGTTGGGTGTTGAGTTCCTTGAGGCGGTCGCGGGCTTCCTTGAGGGCGCGGGCGGCACCGATGCTGCCGTTATTGATGGCCTTCAGGGGGCCGCTCGCCTTGTCGATGGCGTTGAGCAACACCTGAAGTTTTAAGTCATTCGCCATCGGTGGAACTCCGCACCCGGGCGCGCTCGCGCCACTCCATCAGCTCTTGGAGGCCCAGCTGGTCCATGTCAGCCGGTGCCCAATGGAAAACCACGGCCAGATCGGCCATGGCGTCTTCTACGCAACGAGGGACGCGTCCGTCTTCACCGACTTCTGCAACAAAAAACCAGAGATCTTGCTGCCACAGGCGAGCAGGTCGGCCGGGTCCATGCTGGCGGCTTCGGGCGCGGTGATGCCTGGTGCGCTGATGCGCGGCAGAATCTTGATGAGGGTGGCCACGTCCATGTTCAGCAGATCAACCAGTTGCACACCGCGCAGCTCGCCGGATTGCGGTTTGCGCAGGGTGATGCTGTCGATGACGGTCTTGCCACGGGTGATCGGGGTGTCCAGGGTGACGGTGTTGTCGTCAACCGGCGGCAGGGCTTCGAGGGTGTCTTCAGGTTTCATGTGTGGCTCCAGATTGCAGGGTTAACCGCCCTGGTTCAGGGCGAGAGTGGTCAGATGCCGAGGGCTTTGCGCTGCTCTGCCAGCATGTCCACGCCATCGACGATTTCGATGAAATTGAGCAGGTCGATTTCGATGATTTCTTCGTTATCGACGATCAGTTTGTAGTAGGTGCAGGTGGTGGTGATGCTGTGCTCGGTGTCTTCACCCGGCTGCGCATCACCCATTTCGATGGTCTCGTGGCGGCCCCGCATCACGACTTCCACGGCGCTGATCTCGGCGGTGTCGTCTTGCTGGAACGAGCCGGTGAAGCGCAACGCGACGCCCGAGGCGTTGACGGCGCCGAACTGTTTGAGGGCGATCAGATCCAGGCCGCCGGTCTTCCATTCGAACTGAATGCCATCATCCGAGAAGCCGAGATCGGCCTTGACTGGGCCGTTCATGCCGCCGCCGCGATAGCCTTCCATCTTGCGGCCGAGCGGGGGCAGGGTGGCGCTCTTGACCACGCCGAGATAGCTGTTGGCGTCGTTGAACAGGTTGAGGTTCTTGAGTTTGCGGGGCATAGCCATGGCGGGGTTCTCCGTTGCTCGGGCACAGGGTCAGCTCCCCTTGCGGGGAGGCCCGGTTTAGCTGTTGATCTTGCTGGCGAAGTCGATCAGGTAGCGGTCGGTAATGCGCTGCCGTAGCGTGAGATCTTCCAGCGGTGGCACCGGCGTGTAGTCGTAATCCAGGAACAACTTGCCGGCCTTGAGCGTGTCCTTGTCGTTGGCGTCCTCCGGGTACCAGCACTGGCCGCCGATCAGGTAACCCGCCGCGACCATCTCGCGGAACTTCGCGTTTACCCCTTCGATGATGTCGCGCACCAGGGACGCATGCAGCGGCTTGTCCACAGCCCACATGTGCGCCTCGGCCATGGTGTCGGCCAGGATCTGCGCGGTACGGGTGTAGTTCTCGAAGGCGAACAGCGGGTCTTCGCTGGTGGTGCGGCTGCCCCAGAAGCGAAAGCCGCCTTCATTGATGAGTGTGGTGACCTCGTTGCTGTTGAGGTAGTTGGCGTCCGTGGCGGGGTTTTGCAGATCCCAGAACACGTCGGCGCTGATGCCGGTGACGCCGTTGACCGCGACGTTGGACAGCGTCTTGTGCCAGCCCACGTCCTGATCGATCTTGGCGCGCAGACCCAACGCCCGGGCCACGGCCGAGGCTGTGACCGTCGCGTTGGTGACGGTGCTCCAGTTCTGGAACTCCGGCCAGATGACCATTGCTTCGCGGGCGCCGAAGTTGTCACGGTAGGCGACCACCTCTTCCTTGGTTTTGCAGCCCCAGGCGCTCACGTAAGCGAAGCCGCGCAACTGCTGCGCGATGGTGACCAGGGCGGTGGCGACCGGCAGGCTGTCGAGGCCTGGCACACCGAGGATGCGCGGCACCATGCCGACGCGGGCCTTGGCGGCGAGCAGGGCCTTCAAACCGGTGTACTTACCCTCGGCCGTGGTGGTGCCGATCAGGGCGCTGGTGGTTTCCGCCTCGGTCTCGCCTTCCTTCACCCGCACGACGATGGTGTAGGGCTTAGTCTGGTCGGCGATGGCCTGAAGGCTCTTCGCCAGGGTGCCTGTGGTGCCGGCCTTGCCGATGGCGGTTTGAACGTTGGTCAGCAGGACCGGTGTGTCGAATGGGAAAACGGTGGCATCAGCGTCGTCGGCCGTGCAGACCATGCCGATAACAGCGGTGGGGATGGTGCGAATGGGGCGGGTGCCGTCGTTGAGTTCGATGACCCGCACGCCGTGGAGATAATCGGCCATGGGTTTGCCTGCGCAGTGATTGGGATGACAGTGCACAGGCTGCCGCGCGCGCGCCGGTTGGGCGAGCGCACGAGCTTGTAAGCGGTAGAGGTACAGGACGCAGAAAACCAATACTTCCTGATTGAGGGCTTTATTGGACCTGTATCTCCAGCCAGGCCGGAGCTACCGGTCGATGTTCCTTTAGCGGAAACTCCCCCGATTCAGGCCAACCGCGCAGTAAACGCCGATACGTTTGCAGCTCAGTGTATTGGGTTGCTGTCAGCGTGGTCTCTGAACCATCTTCCAGCTCGTCACGGTGACGCGTTACAACGCCGTCAGTAAGTGAAAGCTGATTATCTCGCCAGGCCCGCTCAATGGCGGCGAGTTCATCTGCCGTCGGCTGTGGCGGATCCTGCAACTCCGGTCGGCCATCAACCCCCCGGCCAATGATCTTGACCACCTGGCGCGGCTCAAAAAGTGCTGCGTGCTCATCATCAGATATTTCGATGCCCCCGTTATCAGTTAATTCGAAGGCAAATCGACCGTCTTCTTCAACCCATTTAGCGAACATAGAAAAACCTCAATAGCCGATGGCAAGCCAGTTGTAACCACCCACAGTGACAGCTGCGGTGTTGTTAGTGACGTTAGTTATGTATCCCGTAAAACCTGTACGGGTCGGTATTCCGGACTGACAAACGGCTGGATTCGGCGCCGTACTGGCCCCGGCATATATAGCGCCCACATACATACAGGCATTAGGGAATGCGACGGGGAACGTCACCGGCACTGTTCCCGTTGCGGTGTCCGTTGATGCGTGTCCAATTTTGAATATCAAGCCGCTGGGCAAAACTTGGTGGCCGTTATTTCCAAAAATGGCCGCAAACAATGGAGACGAGCGCAAACACTCAAGGCTGGCGTGGGCCCGCCACTTTTCACCGTCCGACACCAGCAAGATGTCCGACCCCATGGACATGGTGTAAGGCGATGAGACGGAAACGTTATTGATAGCCAGTGTGTCACCTGCCAACAGCGCCAACTTGGCCGCATCGACTGCGCTTGAAGTCGTAATCAGAATCGACGACCCCTTGGGCAGCGTACTTGACTTGGGCAATGTCAGGGTACCGTTTGCGGACATCTCGATTCGTGTGCCGATGTGCGCCGCCGTTAAGGTGACGTTGCCTCCCGCAATCCCCGCGCTGCTGGCATAACTGCCCTTTTCACGTTGCACAAACTCGGCGGTTGCCAATAGCTTGCTGTTGTCAAATTGCGTGGGGGTATCTCCAAAAACCTTGGAATACTGGAGTTGAGCCGATCCCGCAGCCCACCAAGCAGTCGCTCCATTGCTGGTCAGCACCAGGGTTGAACCGGGTTGAAGGGCGATGTTGTTGGGTTGGTTGAAGTTGCCGGCGTTGATCAAATCAGCGCCCACACAGGCAACGGTAACAATGCCGCCGCCGATGTTTCGGAAGTGAATCGAACCGCCAGCGGGCAAGCTGCTTGCGGCTGGCAATGTGAGGGTAAACGCCCCGATGGTTGAAACCAGCGTCCCAACCGCCGCCGCTGTCAAAGTGGTCGCCGACGTCAAACTGGTGAAGCCACGATAATTGCCCATGGAGCGCATGACGTATTCAGTCGTCGCGACTGACTTCGTATTGTCGAACAGCGGCGGCGTATTTGCCGTAGGGTTAATCAGTGCAGGCGAGTTGATGGGCGCAAAGCCCTGGGTGATGTTTTGAAACGCTAGCGCTGTGGTTCCCAGGACAATTGTCCCATCTGTGACCAACTGCCATCGGGTGTCGGCCAATGTTGCGCCTTGCTCGACTGACAAAATCATTGCTGACGTCACTTCGGCGTTACTGTCAGCATCCGGAGCACGCTGCCACGCCGCGCTGCCAGCGACGTAGATACCATTGTCCTTGGCGGCCGTCTGGTTCTTCACCAAAACCCGGTCCCCTGCAAGCAATGTTACGCCATCAACAATCTGCAACCCGGTCAATGCGATGTTCGCCGTGGTGGCTACTCGCACCGATTGCTTACTGTCGAGCTTGTACAGCTCCTCAAGAATCTTGGAGTCAACGTACTGACGTGTCGCCAAAACAACTGAGGGATCAATCTTCAATTCGACATTCGCCGTGTTGCTGACGATCAGGTTCATCCGCACGACTTGTGTGCGGCCTGAACCCTGGGTCAGTAAGGGCTTGTAGCTTGGTGCACAGTTTGCGACAGCAACCAGGTCGCCATCGGGGTCATACAGGCCGACTTCACGAATCCACCAGCCACCGATGTTCTCGGGGATGACCTGCTCGGCGATGATGATATTGGGGTTGGTAGGATCAACGCTGAGTTGGTTCAGCGGGGCGCGCCTGCGCTCATTGATCAACCGCGTTTGCTGCTCGTTGGGGATCGGATCGGTTTCATTGGCATCGCCGACAGCCATCTGCGCGAACGTCCATGGGATGCCTAGGGCATCCGCATTGGCCTGCTTGGCCTTGCCGATGGCGGTGAGAATGGCGAAAAACTGGCTGTTTTGGTTTGTCATGGGTAGATGTCCATGGTGTCGATCTGGTGTTCACGGCCGCCCTGGTGGATGTAGCCCGTGACCTCGATGTCTCGCTGTGTAGGTGGGTAGATATCAATCTCGTCGCCTTCGGTGATGCAGGCGCCGATATGAACTGATCCGGTTGTTTCTAGGCTGATGGCGAGCCCGGTGAGATGGCGTGTTAGGGGGCTGGCATCGTCGATCAGCCAGGTGAGTTCCTGGTACATCTCTTCGGTGATACCGGTGTCCAGTACGCCAACCTTGAGTCTGAAGGTGGCCCGAGGGCCGACCGGAACGGTCTGCCACCATTCGATGATTTCAATCAGGTAGCCGAGTGGTTCAACGACGCGGCGCAGTGAGCCGATGGTGCCCTTGCGTGAATGGATGTAGTACGCACTGCGGATGGCGGCGCGCTTGGCTGCTTCGGTCCATTTGCTGTCCCAGCGATCCACGGAGAAGGCCCAGGCCAGGTAGGGCAAAAGGGGCAGTGGGCAAAGGTCGGGGTTGTACAGCGTGCGCAATGGAATCGGCACACGCTGGATCTGGGCCAGCGCCTGCGCCGCTTGACGCTCCAATGGCGTCGAATTGCTTGGAAGAAGGGGCGCGTCTGCCATCATTCGGCCCCCAACGCCAAATCGACGGCCGTGCAATACGGGGCCTGGTACTTCGTGGCAACGATGTCTGCCCAGTTCTCCAGCACGACCTTGCGCACGCCCTCAACGTGCAGCGAGGCGTGGATAATCGATTCCGAAACCTCCAAGCCTAGGCGGCGTCGTTGGTGCACGAAAGCCAGCAACTGCGCATTGGCCGCCGCGAGAATCAACTCGCTCTCAGGGCCGGACGTCGAAAGAAACAGCTTGGCCTTGACCTGGTAGTTGATGACCTGGGCGCTTTGCACGGTGAGCCGATCCGCGACAGGGCGGCGGTCGTCGTCGCTGAGGTAGGCATTGACCTTTGCCAGCAGCGCGGGCGAGGCAGTGCCGTCACCCAGGATCGATTGCACCGTCACCACGGCCTCGGCCGGGGCGGGACTCTCGGCAGTGGCGTCGGCAACCTGGCCGTCAGCAGAGCGCGCATGAAAGATGTAGCTGTTACGCGGGCCGGCGGTGCTGAGGCCTTCCCATGCCATTTGAGCCCGCTCCCGCAGGCTGTCGTCGCTTTCCATAAGCAACGGAACCGGCGGCACGGCCGAGGGCTTGGCGGCCTGGATGACCAGGCGCTTGACGTTGAAGTTACCGGCCAGGTTCTCCAGATCGCTGCCCTTTGCCAGGGCAAGCATGTTGGCGACGGACGCCTCATTGACGCGTTGGCGCCACACCGTCTCGCGGTAGGCGTTCTCCTGGAGCAGTTTGGTCAAGGGCTCAGATTCCAGCTCAAGCCGTGCGGCGATCTCGGCTTGTTCCTCGACCGGCCAGAGGCCGATGGCGTAGGCCTTGCGCTCGGCGAGGATCTGCTCGTAATCGACCTGCTCAACGACCTCGGGCGCGGGGAGCTGGCCCAGGTCAATCGCGACAAATGAGTTCATGCGCTACCCCCCAAGTTCAGCGGTACGCTCAGACTCAACGGCTCGTTGCTATCGACGATGCTGCCCTCGATATCCAACGAGGATTGACCTTGCAGCGTGGCGCCCTGGAACTGCACGCGGCTCAGGCTGATACGCGGCTCCCAGCGCATCAGCGCCATGACGGTGGCCGCGTACACCTGCAACCGGGTGATGTCGTTGAAAGGTTGGTCTACCAGCTCGGGCAACAGGCTGCCGTATTCGCGCCGCATGACCCGGGTACCAATGCGCGTGCTGAGGACGTCGCTCATGGATTGGGCGATGCTCTCCACGGTGGTGATGGCGGCGCCGGTGTGTCGATTCATTCCGGTTTCCCCGTCTTGCCGCTGCCAGGCATGACGTCACCGTGCAGGTGCTTCACCAGGCTGATGCCGGCGGCCACCACATCTACCGAGACGGTGACGGTACCGGTGACGTTCTGGTTGCCGGTCTGGGTGTAATCGCCCTGGTGCGTGATGTTGCCAACGATGTTGATACCGCCAGTGCTGACTAGGTTGGTGGTGCCGCCATCGGTGAGCGTGGCGTTGAGGTGGTGAGCGACGCTGTCGTACTCGATCACCGTGCCGTCGCGGTAGGTGACTCGGTGTAGGCCCTCGCGGTCGCCGTTGGCGGGGATCTGGTCGCTGAACAGGCCGGTAAGAGCGACGCCGTTGCCGAGTTGGCCCGAGGGGCTGAACAGCAGAACCTGCTCATTGACGGTCGGTGGGTTCCACTCTCGGTCGGCGCCGGCCCGCAGGGCGATCCACGGCAGCCAGGCAGTGGTCAGGGTTCCGGTTTTGACCTGCACACGCGGGGGCTGCACCTGGACGGCAGCGATGGTGCCGAAGCGGATGAGGTTTTCTATGAGGCGGGCGAGGGTGGCTAAGTCGTTCATGGCGCCGATGGTGGCGCCACGCGTGCGCAAGCGCAGCTTTGTCAACTTGTAGCTAGCTTGGTTACAGTCCAGTAATGTATTGCTGTGGCAGACGGGTTAACCATTTTCAACGATTCAAAAAATCAAAGGAATGTAAATGAAATATATCTCACCATCTATAGACGAAACTGCATTCAACTGTCCACACTGCGGGGCTCTAGCAAAACAGTTTTGGTCAAATGTATTCATTGAAAGTTATTCAGAAGATAAGCCGCGCCCTAGACTTGTTGATAAGGCTTTGCTTGATGAGTTGGATCTTAGCGATATTAAGGACGTTGCGGAGCAAGAAAAATTTCATGATTGGTTTGTGCGGATGGCTGAAGGCAATCCTTTTATCGATATTAAGGATGATGGCACATATTTGAGGCGTCAAATTAGAAATTGCAATATCAGCAACTGCTTTAACTGTAACAAAGTCTCTATTTGGATCTACGATAAATTGATCTATCCTGTTGTTGGTAATGTTGTTCCTGCTAACCCTGATATGTCTGATGATATTAGGCGTGATTATGAAGAGGCTGGAGCGATTCTAAACCAATCACCTCGTGGTGCTGCGGCTCTTTTAAGACTTGCCATCCAGAAACTTTGCAAGGAGCTGGGGCAGCCTGGGGAAAATATTAACGAAGATATTAAATCGCTCGTTGCAGCTGGATTGGATGCAAGAGTTCAGCAGTCGCTTGACGCCGTGCGCGTGATTGGTAATTCAGCTGTCCATCCTGGGAAAATTGATATTCGGGATGATCGTGCAACTGCTGAAGCTCTATTCAAGCTTCTTAACTTGATTGTTGATAAAACGATTTCCGAACCTAAACACATTAAAGAAATATATGAATCCTTGCCTGAAAACCTCCGGGAGGCCATTGTTAAGCGCGATACTCCTAAGTCATGAATTGTTTGTGAAATGTGCCAGGAGGCCGTCGCGGATCAAATCTATATCCGCGTCGATGAAGCCAAGTATCTCTCTCTTTTCGTACCGCACATCCGGTGCACCGCGTTCGGCTCTGTCCTTCAAGCCGCACTGGTGCACCCTTGCGATTCGGGCAATCCGCCCCGTAAACCCGACGCTAATATTGTTTCCGTCGCCTTTGACTTTCAAAAAGCGCGCCGTGCGCAGCTTCTGAAACATTTGCACCTTCCGCTTCACCCGCCCCTGTTTCCCACGCAGGTTGCGCTGCTTACGCGGCGCGTATTTGCTGCCGTCCGGGTTGCGCTGGGCGATGATCCGCTGCTGCTGGCTTCGCCGCAGGGCTTGGCCGATGCTGCGGGCCAGTTTGTTGCGCGATGCCGGTTCCAGTTGTCCCAGCAGGCCGGCCGCCCAATCCTCCAGCGTCTCCAATCGGTTTGTCATTTCGGTACGACCCATTCACTGCCGGTGCCTTGGGCGCCAGGTACCCACGCCGGATCGAGGAACGCGGCCACCTGCTGAGGTTCGCCAGGATGGCGGACGGTGGTGTTGCCGTCGGCGTCTTTCCCCACAACCACACGCTCGGTCAGCGGCAGCGTCAGGCTCAGGTCCACCTTGCTGTTGTCCAGGATGTCGGCCTCGAACTGGATGCCCTCGGCGGATTTGTTCAGGTTCTCCAACAGCTCAGACTGGTTCACGCTCAGCCAGCCCAGCAGTGGCAACATGACGCTGTCGGGGTGACCGGCGTAGTCGGTGAGGATGACCTGTAAATCAAAGCTGTATTCGAACGACAACGAGGCAGCCGCGGTGCAGCGGATTTTGCCGTTGTCGATGAAGATCAGCAGCCGGTCGGGGTTGTGCTTGAGTTCGGCCACTGTGCCCAGCAGATGGGCGCGTAGGCTTTCGGGTTTGTTCATGGGGCCGCCTGTTGATGGTTGAACACCATGTCTACCTGGCCCGCGCATTCAGCCCATGCGGCTTCGACGCGGTCCTGGTCGGTGAGCTGATCGCCGTTATTGAGTGGGCTTGTCGCCGGCAGGGTGCAGGGCACCACGGCCGGACAACCACTGACGATAAGCGTCGGCGCCGGTGAGGGCGGGGCGCTCGCGCAGCCGGCGAGCAAGCTCAGGCAAAGGCTGGATAGCCCAGTTGCGAAGGTCTTCGTTTTCACGTTTCAGCGCCTCGATGGTTTGCTCGCGCTTTGCCAGGCCATGGCGCAGCTGATCTTGCTGGGCCCGCAGGGTGGCCTGGGCAATACGCTCAGCGTTCAGGGTGGTTTGCAGCGTGCTGAGGTTTGCGCGCAGCCTGTCAGCTTCGTCGCGTGCGATTTTGGTGTCCTTCCCCGCCAGTTCGGTGTTCTTCTCGGCCACGGTGATGCGTTGCTCCTGGCCCCAGATGAGCAGTGCCAGGGCGCCCAGCAGGGCGATGCCGTACAGCGCCTGGCGCAAGGTACTCATGCGCGGTACCAGCCCAGTTTGTTCATTTCTCCGACGTCCATAAGTTCCAGAGGCCCTCGCACGATCATCACTTGGCAACCCGACTTCATGCGGTTCAAGGCTTCGAGCAACAGCCTCATATCCTCCTGATCAGCATTTTCCGGCACCACCAACAGGTTGCCGTCCTGGACGTCCAGTTTGCGCACCGCTTCCAGATCGATCATGCCGCCACCTCCTGGCCGCAGCCGCACTCAGCGTGCCGCTCATAGGCGCGCTGGAGCTTGATGTCGTACAGGTTCCGCTGGTAATCCGGGCCGTTGTAGAGCTTGGCGAATTCGGCCCATTTACGGCCTTTCAAGGCCTTGTGCAGCACCGGGTCGGTCTGGATGAAACGCACGAAGGCCGCGAACTGTTGAGACTCGCCTGCACTCATGTCCTCGACCAGCGCTTGCACGCTGGCATAGCCCAGGCGGTGCCAGTGAAAGCCCATAATCTGGAACGCGCCCCAGGAAGCGGATTCCAGCGCGGCGGTGTCATCGATCAGGCGCGCATGGCTCAGGCGCTGATGCTCAGCAGTGCCGCCGGCATAGCCGCCGGACTTCGGATTGACGATGGCCGGATTGGCGGCGGCCAGTTGGTCGGCGTGGCGCTTGAGTTCGTCGGGGTTGTCGCCTTCGTGGCGCGGCGTGGCGAGCTGGCGGTACATGATGTGCCGTTCGAACAGAATCACCGGCTTGCCGTTCGCCAAAAAGCCTTTGCCCTTCGATTCAACCTCGTTGACGGCATAGACGCTTGCCAGCGGTACGTCGAGGATCTGCGCAGCCTGCACCAGGTCTTCGTTTCTCAACAGGAGCTGACAGTCACCGCCGGCCAGGCTGGCCTGGGTCTTTTCGCCGGCAACGCCATCGGCGACCAAACCGACTTTCAACTGATACGCCCGCACGGCGGCCTCGGTGGAATCGCCATAATCGCCATCCACCACCAGTGCGGCGCCGTGGTCGTTCAGGTTTTTTTGCAGGATGCGCACCGCCTGGGAGCGGTCGCCGTGGCGAAGCGTCGTCATAGCTGTTCTACCTTGCGAGTGAAAAATTTCTTGGCAGCGGCGCGAGTCCCCTCGACCCCAAGCAAACCGATTACCCCACCGAAGAACGGTGCGGTTGAGGCGGGGATACCGAGTAGTGCCAGGCCATGACTTGCGGCCAGTGCCAGGGCACCGCAAAGGGGGGCCTCAACGGCCATCCGTCGCAAGGTGCCGCCGCCGTACATGATCCGTAGGGCGGCGATGGTCAGAGCCAGGATCCCCGCATAAAGGGCAGGCCAGTTCTGTTCGAGCCAGGCGGCGAGCCAGGCCCAGGTGTCGGGACGTTCAGGCATGCGCTTCATTCCGTAATCCAGGGTTGGTGGGTTCGTGGGCTCGTTGCAGGTTGATCAGTCCCATAGGTTCACCATCTGCCGCTGTGGCGCGGCCGTCTGGGCTTCGGGCATCTGTACCGCCAGGCCTTGGGGCAGGATCGGCCCGTAGTCGGCCAGGCCGGGGTTGGCTTCGAGTACTGCTTCGGTCACGCCGGCGGTGCGGCCGTAGTGACGCCAGCACAGGGCGTCAACGGTGTCATTTTGAAAGGCGCGGACGGTGACAGGCATCAGATCAGCTCCACTGTGGTGCGGTTGATGCCGAGGAAGTCACGCACGGCCCAGCGCAAATCGCGGCGGTAGTCGTCGATGTTGGGCGTGAGGTCTTCGGCGTTCTGGTTGCCGCTGTTGGTGCTGTCGTAGGAGCGATAGCGCTCACACACCTCGGCGCCGGTGGCGGCTTCGATGGCGCGGCGGTAGAGGTGCACCAGGACGGGCACGTCGTTGATTTTTTCGCCGGGAACGTCTGCCAGTTCGGCATAGCCTGCGGCTTGCTGGGCGACGCGCCATCCGCTCAGCTCGCGGTTAACGCTGATGGCGGCTGCAACGGCGGCGGTTTCAAGGCGCGGGGCGGTGACGCTGGCGTCGATCCTCAGCGTGGCGCGCAACTGATCCAGATCGATCGAGGGCCAGAAGGCGTCGGTGTTGATATGGCCGCTGGCGACGGGGCCGCTGGCTATAAATCCGCTCATGGAACAGCACTCAAAAATAGGTCGCCGGTGGTCGGGGCTTCACGTTCAGGAGGAGCGGCCTGGCCGATCCGCCCCGAGCCGGCGGGGTGCGTGGGGACGCTCGGTTAGCCGGCAGGGCCGGCAAGTTTGTTGAGCAGGCGTTCGGCCCGCTCCAGATCTTTCTTGCCACCGCAGGCGTCGTGCAGAGCGATGGCTTTTTTCAGCAGATCTACACCGGCCTGGAGCTGGCCGGGTTGGCCCGGGGTTTCTTCGGTGATGCCTTCCAGCGTGGCGCGGCCCATGGCGAGAAACAGCTTGGCGCGGGCCTGGTCGGGCATGTCTTCGGCGTCGGTGAGTTCGGCGGTGCGGTGCAGGATTGCCAGGTCGAACGGTTCGCCAACCTTCTGAGCCTTGAAGGCTGCCGTCGCGACTTCCTCGGCGACCAGGCAGCCCAAGGTGCGGGCGAAGCGGTCGGGCATGACCATCTTGTGTTCCAGCACGTAGGTCGCGATGTCGAGGCCACCGGTGAAGTCGCCGGCATCGAAGCGCCAGACCATGACGGTGGTCAGTACCTCGTCCTGCGCGCCCTGGCCGCCTTCCAGCACACCTTGCACATAGGATTCATAACTCGGCAGCAACTGGCGCTTGAGTTCGGCCTTGCCTTGGTTGGACTGGACCTGTTTCAGGCGCAGGCGGTCTTGCAGCAGTTGGTTGAGCTGGTGTTCGTAGGCTGTAGCGCCGGCCATGGTTTGGGTGGGCTCGGTCGCTGCCGCCTCGATGGCGGCAGTGACACGTTCAAAGTGGCGGCGGCAGGGGTTGGTCATGATGGCCGCCTCAGTTCAGGGTGATGTTTTCGGCCATGGCCGCGCAGCCCAGGTCTTCGATGACGTAGCTTTCGTTCACCGATTCGTAGTTCTCGATGCGGTCGCGCTTGGCGTTGTCCACAACGGTGCGGCGGCGGGTACCTTCCTGCCAGTACAGCGACAGGTTATCCAGCCGGGTCACCAGCAGGCCGTTGGCCGGGAAGTGCGGCACGCGTACCGCTGGCAGGTTGCCGAGCCGTTTTTGACTGGTGACGATGTCGGCCGCCAGCATTTCGGTAGGCGCCTGGACCTTGTTGATGATCGGGAAGTACTTGTCGGCCAGCAGTTGGCGACCGCAGATGACTACCAGTTCGGTGTCCTCCTGATACCAAGGCTCGATGAACTCGTTGACCATGCTGACGACCAGGGCGTCGATGTTTTCGAAATCCTTGCCGGCGCCGATTTCGATTTTGCCGCTACCGTCCACCACCTCATCCAGAACCCGGGCAGGGTTCTCCACGCGCATTTTCTGAAGCCAGCCGATGTTGACGTCCTGCAACAACGGGTTGGTGACCGGGTTGGATGTCGCGGCACGGCTGATGCCGTTCCAGCCAATCATGATCCTGTTGAGGGCTTGGGCTTTGATGATGGCGTCGCGGATGCGTGCTTGGAAGTCCTTGAACTTGGCCCACTGGTCCAGCTTCTGATAGCGCAGGCCGGTGTCGAAGTTAGTTTGGGTGCAGGTGTACCCACGGTCGTCCAGGCCGCTCGGGTCACGGGGCTCGCGGTCTTTGACGGTGGTGTCGGTGGTGCTGGCAATAGTGCCGTCGATGCCGATGCCAATTTTTTCACCCGATTGTTCCTGTACGCCATAGACGTTGATGGCGCTGAGGAAGGTGCTGGATTCCTGAATACGGGTTTCCAAGGTCTGGGCGACACTTGGGTCGGCGGTGAATTTGGTGGTGACGTCAGTCACCCCATGCAATTGCGCCAGTTGTTGCAGGTAGGCGTTGAACAGTACTCGGGTGTCGTTACGCATGTTGATCGTCCTTCATGATTCGGGGGCTGTGGTTGGGCTGACTGTCAGCAGTCGGTCACGACCAGGTCATTGCCGCCGGTTACAGGCGGACGTGGTTTCTGACTATGGTCCTGGGTGGTGGAGAGCTTGGTTTTCAGCTCTGTGAGTTCCGTGCTGACCTGGTCGAGCCGGGTTTTCAGCCCCGCCGAAAATTGCTTTTCAGCAGCCAGTTGGTCGGGCAGATCTTTAACGTGTTCGGCGATGGCTTCGACCGCTTCGCCAATCTGGGCAAACTCGGTGTCGTCCTTGGCCTGTTTGCCGGTCAGCAGCGCTTGCACCTTGCTGAACAGCTGGGCGCCGATGCTTGGCTTCTCTTCGATTTCCTCGAACTTCAACTCGGTTTCCAGCGCCTCGGTAAACATCGAGGTCGCCGAGTAGTGGCGGTCCTTGAACGGACTGGCGTCGGGTTTTTGGGCCGAGAACGCCAGGACGTCGGTGCCCAAGCTGGCAGGCGAGTCGGTCACGGCCAGGCCGACGATGTAGGCCTCGCCGGTATCGGCAAAGCTGTCGTCGATTTCGATGGAGGTGTAAATCTTCTGTTTCGCCTTGTTCATGGCGATCAGCTCAGGGGTGGGCTCAACCTGGGCGAACAGGGCCAGTTTTTTCTGGCCGTTGATGTCTACCTCTTCGGTTTTCACTGCCAGCACGTCGCCATAGGCTTTAAACGGGCTGTCGGGCAGCAGGCTGCGGAAATGTTCCAGCCAGATACGGGCGCCGTAGGTGGACGGGTTGAAGTTCTTGGCGGCCTGTTCCAGCCAGCTGCGTTTGATGGTGCGCTTGTCCGAAGTGGCGCCCTCGACGGCGACGCGGAACCAGTTGCTGCGAAACTTCTTCATGCCGGGAATCCTCAGTGCGTGGGGCGCCTGCTGGGTTGAGCAGTGCGTTGCAATGAGGGGCATGGTCGTCACGGGTGCGAGCGGCGGCAACGAGACGGGACTGTAGACGGGGAGGGTACAAGGGGCGGCGCTATTGAGTCGTCGCCATGGGCGGCAGCATCTCGGCCATGACGACGACCACCCTGCTGCCTATCGATCCGCGACGCCAATCCAAGTTCCTGTATTGGATGGGTTGGCGCATCTGCGA